GACATTCCGTACCCAAAGGAGGATTGTCTGCTGGATGCGTTATCCCAGATGTTGAAGCTAGCACCAGCTGATATATTGTTGCGGATGATACAAGCATATCCGGCGGACGATTTGACGAGGGACGATTTGTCCATCGATACCCTGCACACTTTGGGTTTCGCACTGGAGACTGGTTTTGAAGTACAGGACAGGACAGGACATGTGTTGGGGCAGTATGGGTATAAGACGTTAAGACCATACGTGCTCAAGTTGCATAGAGGGCATTTTTATCCCACGAAGGTGGTGCGGCAGATGATTATGCCGATTCCTAAATCCGTTGACTTCAAGCAACCGAGGCTGATGGATGAGTTGTTGAGGAGATTGAACCAATTACCCATGATACAGTGGAACGATTGGATGCCTGAGCCAACTCGGGCCAATCAGTTCGCAAGGGCTGTGGCAGACGGCACCACCGGAACGTTGGCTTTGACAACAGTACAACGTGAAGCGTGGCAAGCCTTCGAACAGCATTTGACCACCATGGGGAAGTTGAATCAGGATCCAAGACAGATGGCGGTGGTTGAAGGTGACCCAGGATGTAGGAAATCAAGTGGTATACAGGGAGTACTCCGAGAACCAAAGTTCAAGGTGCAGTACCTGTATGCCATGTCTTCCGCAACCGCGGACTTGGCGCAAGACTGGAGGAACAAGCTAGGAGCGACTGACAAGCTGAAGCAAACTGGAAAAGGAATGCCGCAGGACATGGTGGCAACCTATGAGAAGTGCATAGAAAAGCAGTGCTGGGGAAAAGTGATGGTCTTTGACGAGGACAAGTATCCGAAAGGGTACATGGCGCTGGTTGCGCTCACTTTCCCTTTTGCATCGCATTTCATTTTCCTATGTGACCGTTTTCAAGCTTCGAGACATGAACCCAATGAACAATGTACGCTCAATGATCCCAATATTATGGGGAACGCTGCATTGTACACTGGTTTTTCAAAAACGTATCTCATCGGAACATGGCGCTTCGACGCAGGGATTGCAAACTTCTTCAGGATGCCGAGTTTTGCAAGGTTCAGAGGTGGAGGGTTCCACTTTGCAAATGTGGACCCTAAGACGTGGCAGGAGCTAAAGCCGTACTTTCCACACAGGTCGGATAAGTACTTGCAGGACATGTGGGCTGATACTGGAAGGTATCATCCGTCGCATGCGGCGAAGGCGTGGGCAGGGCAGATGTCAGGCAAAGAGGGCTCAACGTTTGCAGGATCAATTGGCCAAACGAACACCTTGGCAATAATTTTCATCGACCGAAAGGTGTTGGAGTTGACAGACTACCGTATCATGTATACATGTTTGACAAGGTCAAACAACGTGATACTGGTTTGCACCTATCCCGAGGAGAATTTCGCAAGGGCCGCAATCGATAACCATCAGATATTTAAACATCTGTTGTGGTATCGAGAGAGGTACGAGTTAGGGAAACCGGTAGTTATCCAGCATGCACACACCGTGGATATCAAGCAGATCTGTGGTGAATTGCCGAAGGACGTCAAGAAAGTACTCGCTGGGCCCCCTGAGAAGGTGACCAATGCGGAGTTTGTGAGACAATACACCGATTTCCGGTGGGACGAGAGCTATATCGACCCGGACAACCTCAAAGACCGA